CCTTTGAAGTTATTGGTCCTCAATACGCTGGCAGAAAAGTTTGGGAGAACTTTATGCTTGAAGGTAACGGCCTTAACGTTTCCAAAGGCAAGATACGTAATTGGAGAAAAGCTATGGGCTTAGATCCTGATGTTGAGAACTTCAATCTTGAAGCTCTTGAATCCATGATGAACGTACCTTTTGATGCTACTCTTAAAATAGAGATTGGTGGAGATAAAGGTGATGGTACAAAATGGGATGACAAAAATGTTATTGCTAAGTTCAATCCCAAAGGTGAATCTACACCAGCACCTCAGAAACTAACGCCTGTCCCGGAAACACCTGTCGAAGCTGTCGCATCTACTGATGACGATGATGACGATGGGTTTGATTGGGACAAGTAAAAGAATTTCATCGCAGAGTTCTGTATACAGGTCGGAGAGAGAGGGACTTTGTGATGAAATACCGAGTAGTAGCTAATGCTCTCAATGACCTGAGTAATACTTTAGCTACTGCTCGCCTTATAAGTTATAGTTTAATACATGAAAAATCAATTTGACAAAGAAACTTTAGACCAAATTATGTTGGATCTAAATCAGAACATAGAGAAATGGGAATCACTTGATCTAGATATACAAACCATGATCGTGGTTTTATTACAGTTTGCCCTTGAGTTAGTGTTCAAACATTCATTCAACACACAGGATGCTTTGAGTGCTATATCCGGGATACTACTTACAAAGTTAGAAAGCGGTGAAATAGATCCTGACATAGTAGAAAGGATGTTTGATTTCTATGAAGTACAGAATGGATCTATACATTAATGCAACTAAGATACTACCAAAGGGATGCAATCAACTCCCTACACCATTGGTTTGAAACTAAACCAGCCAACGAACACGCTTTAATATCACTGCCAACGGCAGCCGGTAAAACAATTATCTTTTCTCACTTCATCAAAGAGGTGTTGGCTAAAGATCCTGGAGCTAGGTTTGTTGTTCTTGCACACAGAAAAGAGCTAGTAGACCAAGCAGAAAAGAAACTTAAGTCTGTATGGCCTGATGCCCCGGTGGGAGTGTTAGCAGCTGGAATGAAACGTTTTGAGCATGATGCACAGATACTGATAGCTAGCAGAGATACATTGGCTTCACCCAAAAGACTAGCCAAGGTTGGCAAGTTTGACTACATGATTATAGATGAGGCACACAACGTACCGCCTACATCACACACCAGGTATCAAAAGATTATTGCTGAGTTATCTGATCGTGAAGACATGAAAGTTATGGGTTGTACTGCAACGCCATACAGAATGGGTCAAGGATACATATACGGCAAGCGTAAGGATCATTTCTTCAGAGGTCTAGCCTACAGTGTATCTATACCTGAATTGATCAGAGAGGGCTATTTATGTAGGCTCTCTGCCTATGCTGTAAACGACAAGGCTATTATTGATGCTGGATCTGTCAGCTTGAAGTTTAAGAATGGAGACTTCAGAGAGAAAGAACTAGAAGAAGTAGCTATGGTAGATGAAACCATAATAGAGGTAGTAAGTGATTGGATTGATAACGCTTACACTAAAGGTAGAACAGCAACAGTATTCTTTTGTGTATCAGTCCTACATGCTGAGAAGATGACACAGTATCTAAAGCAGTATGGTATCAGCTCTGCTGTTATCACCGGGGAGACACCCAACAAAGAACGTAGTCAAACGCTTGCTGACTTTGAGTCTGGCAAGATACACGCTCTTTGTAATGTCGGTGTGCTTACAGAAGGTTGGGATGCTCCCAGAACAGATTGCATAGCGTTGCTTAGACCAACACAAAGCGTAGGACTGTACGTTCAGATGTGCGGTAGAGGCATGAGAATACACGAAGACAAGACAAACTGTTTGCTTCTAGACTATGGCGAGAACGTTGCTAGACATGGATGCTTGGATGAGGTTTCGCCCGGCGAGTCTGAAAACAGATACCGTCCCAAGATATGTGCTTCTTGCAACACAATCAACTCACCATCAGCTAAAGCGTGTGCTGAATGTGGACAAGTCTTTGAGTCAAAACAAACTAAATCTTTGTGGACTAAGAAAGAAAGAGAGGTAGCTAAAAGAACCAAAGCAGAGAAACAAGCTGTGCTTTCAGATGAGAAAGCTAAATCCAAGCCTGTATTCAAACCTGTAAGAGATATATACGCACAAGTAACTAAGTCTAAAAATGGCAGTGAATACTGTCAGGTAATTTTTACAATTAATGATGAGTTCTTTCCTAAGAAAATGCCCCTTATGTTTGGACACCCCACTGCACACAACATGGCTGTGCGTAAATGGAAGAAGATTACTAACGAATGGGGATCTCCGAAACAAGCATGGATGGCTGCTGAATTAATAAACAATGGAGCATTTGATTCTATAGCTGAAATAGTTGTGCAAAAGCAAGGTCAGTATGAAAACGTTATTGGTATCAGAAACAAAAAGAATGAAAGAATAAAGCTATGACGATTGTTAATGATTTATTAGATCAAGTTGAACTAGATGAAGAAAGACAAAGAAGATTCTATCTAGGAATTAGTGGGATAGGTAACTCAAACAATCGCCTTGTATGGATGCGTTATCGTTGGCTAATGCCAGACGATTGGGAGCCTAGAGTTCTGCGTCTGTTAGATCTAGGTAATGTGGTAGAAGAAGATCTAATTAAGAAGCTCAGAAAGATACCTGGTGCGAAGATCTATGACGTAGATAAGAATGGTAAACAGTTCAAAACTAAAGCCTTTGGTGGCCACGTAAGAGGCCATATAGACGGTGTGGCAAAAGATCTACCGGGGCTAGAGTCAGACAAACCTCATCTACTAGAGTTCAAGACTGCTAATGAAAATCGTTTTAATAAACTAGAAAAGTTGGGTAGTTACTGCGATTGGTCAGAAGAATATGATGCTCAGATACATTTGTATATGGGTTTGTTCAAGCTAAGTCATTGCATAGTTATTGTTTACAACAAGAACAATTCAGCACTATACACAGAAGTTATAGACTTTGATCTTCAGAAGTTCAATATGTTTATGGAGAAAGCCAAAAGCATACTGTTAGCTAATACGCCACCAGAAAATAACATACCGGTAACTGACTACAGGATACGCAGTTACATGACACCAAGACAACAATCTGCATATCTAGGTAAGTCTTTGCCAGATAAGTTGCACTGTAGATCGTGTCGCTTCTCTAACCCTGACATTGAAAGCGGTAATTGGGTTTGCTCCAAAGATAACAGAATAATAAGTGAGAAGAGACAGTTGACTGGCTGTATAAATCACAACTACATTCCAGAACTAATACCAGCTACGCTTATAGAGAAAGATGAAGATATGGTTTTGTATGAAAAAGACGGCTTTAGATTTCTTAACGTTCCAGCTAATAAACATTCTGATGAGAATAGTTTTTATTCTAGTGAAGAACTAATTCAAGTTGTTAATTCCGGGTTCCCTATGGATGTATTAGAGAAAGCTGATTGGATTAAGAAGTCTTTGCAAGGAACGATAGTAAAGATTAAGCCTTGGGTTGAGACGGGAGTTCCGTTTTAGTTATCTCCAGCTCGCACCTTGGATTGTCTTTATCCACACCACCAAATATATACACCACTTGTTTGATTTGATTGAAGCTATCGTCTTCCAGGATCTCAGCTTTAACTAAAGCATCACACGCAAACTTATCTATGATGGAACAAGGGTTACTTATATCTAGTCTTCTGTTGCTTCTAGCATAGTAGGTGTAGGTCAAAGTAACTGGCTCAGAGAAACTATCAAAGCCCTTTAGTCTGGGTACGAGTTCATCTGAGTAAAGCTTCTTAGCTGTAGACAACACCCGGTAATGAGCGTTGCGGTAGTTGTTAAGGTTAAGGATGAACTTTTTTTTCTTAGAGTAGTATATCTCTAAGGGTAAATCTATTTTCAAATTTAGGTTGATCCAGTAAGGATCTTATCTATTTCTTCTTGCCTCAGAACTTCTGATGCTCTAGCTGTAGATTGTACCCTAGGATCTCTAAATTTTCCTGTTAAACTTTGTCCAGTTAGATTTGCTCCAACTGTTCCTAATTTACCAAGAGGTAGCGGTTGAGCAGCTTTTCTTTCACTTCTCTCTAGTGCAAGACCTATCATGTCATCACTAATTTCTATTGGATTAAATAGCCCTGCCATTACCATATCTCTATTAGCTACTCTGGCTACTTTTAACTGTTCATCTATTTCATAAGTTTTTAAGCCAAGCTTTCTAGCATCTTCAATCGCTGTATATAAAGTTCTTAAAGAACTATATCTAGCTTCA